CACTCTCTCTCTCTCTCTGGGGGGACCGCGACCGCCGACCGCACCGCACCGCGGGCCGAGCGAGGCGAGCGGACCCCGAGCCGGTCGAGGCCAGCCGACACATACAGCTACAGCTAGCCGTGCCGCCCCGCACCGCCCCGCCGAGTCCTTGTACTACTACTACTACTACTACGTAATGTAGTACATTACACCCCGTACTGCCTGCTGACAGGCCACAGCGGGCCAGAGACGCCCGAAACCCCAACCCGCCTTTATTACAGTACCCCCCGGGGTTTATATGCCCGACCCAATACCCCTACGCGGCCAGCAGCGCCCCGCAGCGACCGCGAGGCGGCCATACTGCCCCTACCTATCAGTTTGCTTACCCCGTACATTACGACAAAACGCCGAAACCGCCAGACGGCGGCCGTATTGACGGCCATGCCTTTATGTACCCCTGCCCGAGCTACTACGCATTAGTGGGAACCTTTATACGCCCGCCATGAAATAGTAGGAGTATGGCACGAAGCCATACCCTGACCGGGACCGACGAACCGACCGACGAACACGACTGCCTCGACCACGTCGAGGACCACGACGACCCTGCCCTGCCGGACCACGTCAAGGTCGCCGAGTGTGCCGTGTGCGGCCGCTGGTTCGAGCACGACACCGAGGCCGACACCTACGAGGTGGACGCATGAGCGACGACCTGCGCGACGTGTACGGCGCTATCGACCCCGCCGAGGTCGAGGACCGAGGAGACTGGGACCCTGCCCTCGAACCCGAGGGTCTGGCCCCGGAAACCGCCCCGGACGGCCGTGAATACACCGTCGCGGCGTGGGACGGCGGCGTGAGCGACATTCGGCCAGACCTAGACGTGTTCGACCTGACTGCCGGAGCGCCGGCCGTGCTCCTCTACGTGAGCACGCAGGGCGGCGTCCAAGTCCACGAGGGCCGCCTGACGGCGGACGCGACCGGCCGAAAGGTGAGCATCGAGGACGACGACGGAACCGTCAGGACGGCCAAGGCGGCCGACATGAAGGGCCGCAGTGACGCCGTCCAGAACGACGCCGGGACCCACCTCGGGACCATGCTCGACGTGCGCCTGACTCGGCCGTGGGACGTGCTCGCCAAGCACTACGGACTCCCCGAGGGCGTCGAGGAGGTCTACGAGTTCCTGCTGCGGTACGACGACGGCAGCGAGGAGCACGTCAGCTACCACAGCACCCGCGAGGCAGCCAACGAGGCCCGCCAGTCGTGGCGCTACACCGGAGACGGCCAGAAGCCCGAGGGCGTGGCCGTCCGCAAGGTCGACGCCGACGACCTGACCGACGACAGCGACGACGACAGCGACGACGAGGACGACGACAGCGACGACGACAGCGCCCGCACGGACGGCGGCGAGGACTACCGGCCCTCGTTCACGCAGCTAGCTCGCAACCACGACGTGACCGGCGTGGCCGTCGAGCACGACCAACTCGGCGAGGGCGAGGCCCGGACGAACGGCGACGGCGGGACCGTGCTCGTGTCCTTCGGAAACCCCTACGGCGACACCGTGGGGACCTCCTCGTCGGTCAACGTGAGCGAGCTATCCGTCGATTGGGACTACTACGACGACCACCCCGAGCACGCCGTCGAGGCCGTCGAGGAGTACCTGCCGGCCGACGACGAGGACGACGACGAGGACGACGACAGCGACGACGAGAGCGGCCGCACGGACGGCGGCAGCGAGGTCGGCATCATCACGGGCCGCAAGGTCCCCGAGGACGAGCTAACGCCCGACGACCTGCGGCTCACCGACACGATTGTCGGGACCGTCCACTGCTACGAGGAGGGCGACGACGTGGCGCTGTGCGGCCACCCGAGCACCCGAGGCGAGGACACCGAGCCGGCCGAGGGCGCGACGTGGCGGGCTGTCGGGTGCGACAACTGCCAGCGGGCGCTCCTCGGTCGCTACCGCTCGCCTGACGAGGCATGGCGGCTCGCCGGAGAACTGGACGAGCACGACCGTATCAGCGTCGAGACGGCGGACGGCACGCACATCGACGGCGTGGTCACGTCGCCGGCCGACGACCTCGAACCCGGCAGCCTCGGCAGCCGGTACGTGACGTTCACGACCGAACCCGAGACGGTCGGCCACCTGCGGGACCTCGGGACCGAGTACAGCCTGCGGGTCTACGAGGGCGAGACGCCGACCCTTACCGTGGTCGACGTGCTCGAACAGCTAGACGAGAACCCCGAGCGCGAGGTCGAGAACATCAACCGAATCGGGCGCTACGACCCGCTCGCCGACGAGGACCCCGAGGCCCGCGAGGCGCTGCTACACGCTGTCGAGCAGTACGCGGCCGAGCAGCAGCGCCTCGCTGAGCAGGCCACGGACGACCACCAGCACCTATGGAGCGTCAACTACGCCACGGTCATGAGCGACGCGGCCTACAGGCTCCGTAAGGACGACTGGCCCGTCGCACACGTCCGTCAGAAGCTCCTCGCAAAGCTCGAAGCGAACGAGGGCCGCGTGGCCGATATCTACGAGAGCGACGAGCACGACAACGACGACCACGCGAAGGCCAGCGGCAAGCGGTCGGGCCGCGAGGCGCTGCTGCGGACGCTCGACCACTACGGGTTCGACGGCACGGAGGGCGACCAATGAGCAGCCCGGTCGGCTGCCCGGCCTGCGGAGCCTACGACGACCACGAGGTCGTCGCTCGGCCGTCCGCGGAGTCCGACGCTGTCGCCGACTCCCTGCCCGACGCGCTCCTACAGTGTACGGCGTGCTCGGCGGAGTTCGAGGCGTACCACGCGATAGAACCCGAGGCGTTCTACTGCGTGCGCTGCCGGCAGTTCTCGGCGACCGGCACGCCGGTCAACACGGGCCACTCGACCACCGGAGACACCGGCTGCCCGAACTGCCACGAGGCAGACCCGTTCAGGCCGGTCAAGTTGGCCGAGGACCACGTCGAGGGCTTCAACGGCGGCCACCTGACCGACCCAGAGGCCGCCGTGGTCGTCGCTGACGCCGTCGAGCACGCCGCCGGCTCCGACCTCGCGCTGTCCATGCACGCCGTGGCCGACGCCGCCGTGGCGGCCCGTGAGCACGTCGAGAAGGCGACCGGGAGCGGAGCACTAACCGACCGCGAGGAGCGCCGTGCTCGCCGCGCTGTCGAGACGCTGCGGGACGTGGCCGAGGACGTAGACGAGCGACTGGCCGATTCCGACGAGGTGAACCTATGAGCGACACCAACACCAGCGACGAAATGGAGCATCGCACCTGTGAGCAGTGCAACTACACCCGCCTCGCCGACGCCGAGGAGGCCCCGGCCGACGTGCCGGTCGAGGCCGGCGGAGACGGCGAGACACACCGCCGCGTATGGACGCTGTGCGACCGCTGCCGGCGCGAAGTGGCCGGGACCGTCCGACCGTGTCCGTACTGCCTCGAATCGCTCGGCCGGCGCGAGCGGGCCGCAGACTGCCCGGAGGCCCCGGAGATGTTCACCGGGACCGTCGTGAGCGACGCCGACCCCCTGATTCTGGACGACGGAACCGTGACCGTCTCGGTGGACGACGCGCCGGGGACGTGGGACCTCGGCGACGTGGCTACGGCCGTGGGCGAGTACGTCGGCAACTGCGGCCCCTACGCGGCCCGCATGGACGCCGACGAGGTCCGCGAGGGCGAGCCATGAGCGGCGACGTTGCCGACCTCTGCCCACAGTGCGAGGACCCCGACGCGGGCTACACTGACTCCCCGGGGTCGCCCGATGGGAAGCCACACAACCCGGAGTTTACCCGGACGTGCGACAATTGCGGGTTTCACCGCTACAAGTTCGCAGACGGGTGGGAGTTCTAATGAACGGCGAGGAGCACCCCGAGGACCGACAGCAGCGGGAGCGCGTCGGCGTGGCCGGCGACCCGGTCCCCGACCACGAGTACGGCGACGTGGGCGACGACACGCCGCCGGTCGACCCTATGGAACAGCACGAGGTCGGCCCGACCGTGCGAGCCGCTGCGAGGCGGCTGTCGGACGCTGGCCTGCTGTCTGACCGGCAGGCCGTGGCCTACGTGCTCCGTGAGGTCGAGCGCGTCGAGCGGCCGCTGGCGGCCGAGAAAATGGGCGTGGCCGTGTCGACGCTCGACAACCAACTGACCGACGCCCGGAACAAGGTGTCCGCCGCACGTCAGACGCTCGACCTGCTGGACGACCACGAAGCCGACGAATAGCGGCCCTCTACGCCGCCGCCTTCTTGCGGTTGTCACTCACCAGTTACTTACCACCGCCTTTTATGTCCCCATGCCGCATGTGTCGGAATGTGACCCAGACCCCACGAATGGGACACACGGAACGGAAACCATGACCGAACGAAACCCTAACGCGGACGACTGGCAGTACGGCATCGAAACCACCGAGAGAGCGGAGCTACGCACCGGCTACGTGTTCGGAGGCGGGGCATGAGCGCCGTGGAATCCCTCGCCGACTTGCAGGACAGAATCGAGAGCGGCGAGCACGCGACCACCGAGTTCGGCAGCCCCGAGCACGGCAAGGTAGTCGAACTGCTCATGTGCGACTACATGGGCCTCGACTACGAGGACGGGCAGTTCACCGACTCTCGGACCTCTGACGGCACTCCTGTCCAAATCAAGGCGTGCCAGTACGAGCACTCGAACGGCGGCGACGAGACGGTCCCCGGCCGGTGGGACGCATGGAGCGAGGCGCTGCTACACCTGCTCGCCGACGACGGGCAGTACCTCCTCGTGGTCTACGACGGAGATATCGACCCGTGCGAGGTCGACCCCGAGGACTTCGAGAGCTACGTGCTGGCGTGGCGCTTCGTGTCCGCCGAGGACTTCGGCGCTCTCATCGACCCGGACGCATGGCACGACGGCAATCGGCCGAGCAAGGGCCAGAAAGCCCGTGTGTTCTGGTCTGACGTGTTCGACGGCATCGACGGGGTGGACGCATGAATCCCCACCACATGAGCGAGCGCGTCGACCTCCTCGGCGTCGGCGAGGTCGAGCGGCCCGGCAGCGGCAAGGTCGTCGCCGACGCATGGATACACCTCGAAGGCCGGCCGGACCCGACGCCGGCCCGTCGACTGCTGTACGTCGAGACGGCGGACGGAGCGGTCTACCGCTTCCAGTCCTACGGACCCGACGAGTACCTGACGTTCTACGACCGGCGGAACGAGGCCGGCGACCGACACACCAAGGCCGGCCGCCTGCCGGCCCACGTCGAGGCCGTCCGGGCCGCTGTCGTGAACCGCGAGGTCCTGCCGGACTACCAGCAGCTACTCCGGGCCGAGGCCGAGGTCGGCGAGGGCGAGCAGGTCGACGGCGCGACCGACGAGGAGGTCGCCGAGGCCGTCGCCGACGTGGCGCTGTCTGACGGCGGCAGGCCGACCGAGAGGCGACGGAGAGACGAGGCGAACGTCCGTAGCGGCGTGAGCACTCGGCGGCTCGAACGCTGGTCTGACGCCGACGAGGCGACGACTGTGGGCGACGACGTGACCGACCACCGCGACCGCCGGCCCGAGGAGGGCGAACAGTGAGCACCTTCGACGCCGACGACGAGGGCAGCGTCCCGTCGCTGCGGACCCTCGAAGTGTGCCACGCCGCCCGCTCGAACCAGACGGCCGACCAGTACGGCGGCCGCAAGCGCCGGAACGGGCAACTGTGCCACGCCGGCAACACGAACCCGCCGACGCCCGGCTGGCTCGGCAACCCCTACCAGATGGACGGCGACGGCGTCGAGGAGCGCCGACGTGTGATAGCGGCCTACCTCCGTATGTTCCTCGGCCGCGTCGAGGAGGACGCGCAGTTCCGCGACGCCGTCGAACGGCTCCGCGGGAAGCGCGTGTCATGCTGGTGTCGCGGCGTCACGCAGGACCGCACGCCGTCGCGCTGGTGTCACCTCGACGTAGTCGCCGCGTGGCTCTCTGGCGACCTGCGGCCCGTCTACGACTACCTGCGAGGTGCGGAGTCATGAAGTGCCCCGAGTGCGGTGCGGACGGGGAGTACATCGACGTGAAGGACACCGGCCGCCGAACGTGCCGGCGCTGCCCGTGGGAGTACCGACCCTCCAACGTGAGCGGCAGCGAGCAGTCCCAACAGGTCGGATTAGGAGACTATTCAGAATGACCGAGATAGACAGAATCAGCCCCAAGACGCGCCGACACATCACGCTCTCCCGAGAGGTCGACGGCGCTTTCGAGCGCCTGACGCCGGACTACGTACAGTTTTCGGCGTGGGTCGAGAGCGCCATGTGGTCGGCACTGGTCGAACAGTACGGCGAACAGGCAGTCCTCGAAGCGGTCGAGGCGACGCAGGCCGGAATCAGCGAGGAGGAGCGCCTGCCGGAGTCTGACCGCGAGGAGTACGAGCTACCGGCCTAACCATGACTGTCCCGAGTACAGAACACCAACCGAAGTGTACGGAACGGAACGCAGGACGCCCGAACGGGCAGTCCTGCGAGCCGGCTACATGGACCAGAAGGCCCGTACCTCGTGTCGGTCACGAGGCCCCTAACCGGGACTCTGGCGACTGTAGCTACCGGGCGGACGGAAATATAGCTTGTGGGGCATCATGAGCGACGACGACGACGACCGCGTACAAGCGACGTTCATGGTCCCCCGCGGGCAGGTCGAACAGGTCGATATGCTGGCCGACGACGCCGGGGTGTCGCGGGCCGAGATACTGCGGCGGTTTGTCGAGTACGGGCTGGCCGCCAACGCCGACGCGGTCGGCATCGAGGCCGAGATAGCCGCCGAGCGTCGCCGTATCATCGAGGACGGCGCACCGATAGACGACGCTGGCGGCTTCGCTGGCCGGGTCGAGTCGAACTTTATGGAGCGGTTTCGGAACGGCTACCGTGCGAAGTGGCTGATAGCGAAGGCCGAGAACTACCGGCGAGAGGCCCGTATGCTCGAACAGAAGGTCCCGCAGCACCCGGACGCGCCGGATATCGAGGAGGGCGAACTGGTCGAGGAGGTCGACCGCGTCCTGCGGGACTCTCTCGAAGCCTGCCAACTGTCAGACTGGGGCGGCGAGGACAACCCGTTCCACGAGTTCGAGGGCGTCGAGGAGGGCATGAGCGGCGTCAAAATGGCCCTGACGCTCACGCGCAACGCCCTGCGGATGGACGAGGAGATAGAACCGCTCGCCTCGGAGGTCGGCAGCGAACGGCGTGTCCGGCCCGACGACCTCCCCGACGCCGCGCTCGGCGACCTGCCGGAGCACATCGACGCCGAGGACGTGGTCGGCGCTGCCCGCGCCCTCGCCGACCGTGGCGTCGGCTACGAGGAGGTCGAGACGGACCCGACCGAGTCGGACCTGTTCACGGCGGACCCGGACCCGGACCCGGAGGCGCTGCCCGTCGAGAGCGAGGCCGTCGAGACGGACCCGGCGCTCGAACCCGAGACGGACGGCGGTACAAGTGAACTTGCCGCTGCCAGCTGTGAGAGCGCAAGTGAACTTGTATCAGACGGCGGCGACCATGCGGCCCTACAGTCGTTCGACACACCCGCCGAGAGCGGCGGAGAGACGACCGCAGACGACGATACTATCGACATGGACCACGAACCCAACCCTACCCCTGACCGAAGCGAGATTGTGGACGAACTGGCAGACGAATACAGCGACCTCGGCGGCGGCGACGCTGCCCGGAACATGGTGCTGGCGTCCCTGACCGACCCGAACATGGCCGACGAGTCCGGCCGCCAGCGGGCCGTCGAGAAACAGGACCTCGACCCGGTCGACGTGGTCGCCGACGCGGTCGAGCAGGCCGAGGCCGCCGTCGAGGAGGTGGACGCATGACGGACCACCCTATCGGCGTGCGTGCTCGCCTCGACCAGTTGACGGCCGACAGCGAGGACGACGCTCGACTGCTCGGGGCCGCGCAGGCCGACGAGACGAGCGAGGGATACTACTACCTGACCCTGCGGCAGTGGCAGCGCGACGACCCGACGCTGTCGACGCTCTCGCTCCGCTACGCCTATCTGACCAAAGGCGACGGCGGCGACGGCTGGCTCGACAGCGGTGTGAATATGCGGGTCGACACGGACAGCGTGAGCGACCTGCTCGGCCTCCTCGCGCAGATGTTCGCCGCAGGTCAGGCGCGGCAGGGCGACACCGATACCGAGGCGTGGCTGTCGGGTCTGGGGGAGTAGAACCATGCAAGGCCAACTGCTCACGAACCCGCTACACGAGGCGGACCTGACCGTCAACGAAAACAGCTATTTCGGCGCGTCGACGCCGGCCCACCTCGACAACGCGAGCCGGTGGGGCCTCCGAGAGCGGGACGGCCCGCTCACCCGGACGAGCTACGTGTATCAGGCCGTCTACCAGATAGGCAGCGGCAAAGACAAGGAGTACGGAGGTATCCAACTGCGGGGCCGCGTCCACACCTACGGGCCGGCCGACGACCGCCTCGAAGCCGCGCTACAGACGGCAGCCCACAGAGCGGCCTATATGTACGACTCCGGCATACAGACGCCGAGCTACGGCCCTCCGCCGGCCGACACCCGGGGTACGGACGACAACGACGGGTATCTATCCGGGTTCAACTCTGTCGAGTCATACCGCAACTGGGAGCGCGAGCAGATAGCTCCCCGCGAGATGCACACCGAGGTCGGGGTCATTGACTGGTCTACGGAAGTCTACACGGACGACTCGTTCAACGATGCGGATATGTCTGGCATCGCGCAGGGTATCGCCGACCCGTGGGACACCGAGGTCGTGAGCGACCGCGGCCGGCAGGCACGGAACATCTCGCCGCACAAGTGGGGGCTATCCTACAACGAGAGCCGCGGACAGTACGATATTCACCCGCCGGGCCGGAAGGCCGCCCGGGACCGCTACAAGCCGGGAGGAGCGGGCCACGACAAGACGGTTTACATCAACGACCGGCCGGTCGGTAAGCTCGACTCCAATGGCCGGACGTGGCTACAGACCGAGTACGCCGGCAACCCGAACAAGACCAGCGGCGGGTTCGGTACGTACTGGTCCCGCGAGGGGCTGGTCGACCAGACCGGCGCGACCTACTCGGCGCTTCGAGACGGCGGCACGCTCTACCTGACTGGCGAGAGCGAGGACCGTATCGACCTCGTGACGGCTGCGGAGAAACCGCCGGGATACACGCCGGCCGACCCCGACAGCGTGAGCAAGACGCTCCGGGTACAGGACGGCCGCAAGCCGGTCGAGGAGCGATACCTGCGGCTTCGGGACCTCGGGGCGGGGGCCGACGAGCCGGTCCTGCGTGTCGAGTGTCGCCGGGACGACAAGCTAATCAAGCACATGGGCCGCTCTAACCCGCGGTATAGCCACTGGTTGACGCCGACGCAGAACTGGCGCGGTGCGTCCAACGACCTCGGGAGGGCAGAACGGTGAGCGACCGACCCGACCGCGACTACGAGAGCCGTATCACGGTCGACCTCGACGGGGACAAGTACACCCACGGACAGTTTGACCTGAAAGCGACCCAGATATGGCACAACCTACAGGACAGCGCCGACCACGTCGACGTTCACGTCAGCAGCAGCGGCCTCGGTATGCACTTCGTGGCGTGGTTCGAGCAGGACCTACAGTTCGCCGAGGAGGTCGCCCTGCGGCGGGCGTCCGGCGACGACCCGCGGCGGATATGGATGGACTGCCAGCGGTGGCTTAACGGCCTCTATACGGACGTGCTGTTCGAGAGCAAGGACACGCGGCGGTTCGACAAGGAACGCGGATTCGCCACCGTCTACGAGGCGCTGGCGTTCATCAATGAGTACCGCAGCGACGACCACGAGCGGGTCAAGTCGGTCGCGCAGGACGGCCACCGCGGCGACCCCGAACTGGCCCGGAGGGCGGACCTATGAACGCTCCGTGTGAACGCTGTGAGACGCCCACAGACGCCGGCAGCCTCGTCGTCGGCGGCCGAGCCGTCCGTGTATGCGACAACTGCCGGCACGAGTTCGACGCGCTTGTCTCGGAGTGGTTGGACGGCGCGGACAGCGACCCGCTCGGAGCCGACTGCTCGGAGTGCGGCGGGTCCGTCGACGCGACCGTCCGCTACAAGGGCGGCGGAGCGGTCGACCTCGTGCTCGTCTGCTCCGGGTGCGGCCAGTCCGGCCGCATGGAGGGCGGATATTGACCACCGACGACGTGGGGCCAGTGGTCGACCGGCTGGCCGCCGTCGCCAACCACCGGGCTACGCTGCTCGCCGGGTGGCTCTCGCCGGTCGCCGTCGTCCTGTTCGCCCCGGAGGACATGACCGGGACGCTGCTCGGCGTCCTGTTCGGCGTCTACACGGTGCTACACGCGGCACAGTCGGCCGGAGGCCCGGACCTATGACCGACGACGAGGTCGTCTACCACCCGCCGGACGGCCTCATGTTCCACCGAGAACGGGACTGTGGGTTCCTGCCCGACGACGGCGAGGTCGAGGAGGTCGAGGAGAGCGAGAGCGACCGCCGGCCGTGCGACCTCTGCGGCCACGTCGTCCCGACGCTGTGAGAGCGCCACAGTAGCCTCTCACGAGGCCGCGGCTGTTTTCCGGTGCGTGCCACGCAGAAATAGAAAGAGCACGAGCAGCGACACGAGGGCCAGCTAATCGGGGTGTCTGGCGTCGTCGTCGCCGTCGTAGACGCGGCCGGCGGGAGTCATGCCCTCGCGGCGGAGGGTCTGCCGGTGCTCCCTCGTCATGCGCTGGTTGCGGTTGACCGTCTCGATGATACCGTCGTGCCCGTCGACCTCCTCCTCGCCGAACAGCGCCCGGTCGTGGGTCCGTGAGAGCGACCACAGACGCCACGCAAACGCCGCTGTCGAGGTCGTAGCCGCTGCCGACACCAACACGGCGACGGGCAGCACGTACTCCGTGAGAGTGGCGGGCAGGACGCTCACCGTAGATGCACCACCACGTCGGCCGTTTGGTCCGCCCCGCTGGTGTCCGTGACCTTGACCACGGGGTACGGCGTGATAGCTGTTAGACCGCCGAGGTCCGTCCACGTTCCGCCAGCGACGCCCGAGGCGACGCTGTTGGTCTTGACCACGTTGCCGTTCGAGTCCTGCCACTCGACGCTCACGTCGTGGGTTCCGCTCGCCTTGACGCGGCCGTCGAGGGCGTCGGCCCCGACCGCGACCGGAGCGTAGCTGTTGGTCGTCCCCGAGGCGAGCGTGGCCCCGGCCGCCTCGACGTAGTCGGCGTCGGGCAGGTCGGTCACGTCCACGTCGCCGAGGTTCCGGCCGTCGCGGCTCGACACGTCGACTACGCCCTGCTGGTCGACCTGTAGCGTGTCCCCGCCGTTCGAGGCGAGGGCCGCGGCGATAGCCGACAGCGTCGTGTCGGTCGCCGGGTCGACCTGCGTGCCGTTGCTGTCCTCGACGGCGACCGGCGCGGTCTGCTCGACGCTCCACACCTGACCGTCTGGCTGCCCGACGAGTAGGTGGTCCGCGCCGACCGACGCCAGCGCCTCCTCTATCGGTGTGCCGTCGACCGTGACCTCGCCGAGTGCTCGCCGGGCGCGGTCGGTCAGGTCGACCGAACCGGCGGCGACAGCTACCGTTATCTGGTCCCTCTCCCGATTCGCACCGGGGAAGTTGCCGAGGTAGTCGACCGACTCGCTGTACTTGAATAGGGGGGACTGCGTCATTTGTTAACCACCTGTGTTTTCGGCCGCAGTGGGACCTCTACCTCCAACATCGACCCGTCTGGTAGGGTTCCCTTGATATTCTGTTTCTCGTAACGTTTGTCTCCGGTTCCGATAGCCACGTCGACGGCTTCGCCGACGTTCTCCGAAAGCAGTTTACAGACTCCCTCGGTGTTGCTTAGGGAGGTCACGCCGCTTACTCTGTCGACTGCCTTAGTTTCGTAGACTGGCCGGCCTGTGTCGGCGTCTACGGCCTGTATCTTGACGCCACCGAGAGACAGGTCCGAAGCGTCCCCGAATGTCGCGCCGGGGCCAACTGTGTAGACCCACTCCTCTCCGGCAGACCCAACGGTCACGGCGTCAGACTCGAACGCTTCCATGACGCGAACCGAGTAGTCTTTGACCTCCGCCGTTGGTACTTCTACCTTGCCGTTTTCCTCGGTATATCTGGTTTTACCGTCGATTGTGACCGGCGCGTTTGCCACTGGTTCGAGGTCGGCGTCAATCACCTTAATCGTCAACTGTGGGAAGGTGATATTTTCGGTTGCTTCCACGCCACCAGATGCGGACACATCGAACGAATAGGAGCCGTAGAGAGTCTTTAACGTGGTCGACAGCCCACCGGGTAGCGTGAGCTTGTAACGGCCGTCCTTGTCGGATATGTCGGCCGCTCCCTTGCCACCCACCGCGACGTTCGGGACGGGGTCGCCTTTGTAGTCGAGGATTTGGCCCGACACAGCCCCGTATTGGATTGTTCCGGCGTCGTAGGTGTACGGCATATTTTCCTCGCTAACAGCAACCCCATTAATCGAAGGCGAGAACGTGAAATTGTACTCGTCATTTTCGAGATTCTGGCCGGTATAGACGCCGGCCGGCGGGGCTGCTGAAAGAATGAACGCACCATTGACTGTGCTCTGGGCAAACGTGACGCCGCCCGCGGAGATTGTGGCGGTCCCAGTGAGCGGCGAGCCTGACGGCGAAACGGCCGTCGCAGTGGCCGAGACACCTAAGCTCGCCTCCGCACCGTCGCCCATGCCGTACTGGTAGTCGTTCGTGTCAACCAGCCCGGCAGGGATATTGTAAGACGACTCGTTCGTGAACGTCCCGCCGACCAGCCCGGTTAGCTGCGTAAATCGGTCCTCTGTCCAGATAGAGAGAGCACCAGCGTCGGAGCTACCAGATTTCGCCTCGTCTGGTGGCGCTTCGGGCACAACCTCCTGTTTCGTCTGGTACGCCGTCGCCTGACTCAGCCCCATCTAATCACCCCCACACCGCGAGGACGTTTGCCTTTGTATCTCCGTTGTACTCTCCGCTACTGGCGTTGTGCTGGTACTCTGTGGCGGGGTCCGGTGCTAATCCCTCGAAAAGCGCGTCCCTCGCCCCGAAGTTCGGCCCGTTTCCATTGCCGTCGCTTGCGAGAGACGCGCCCTCGAAGTTGATGCTGTTCACGTAGTAGGCCATACCCAACACGTCCAGCGTGTAGAGGTCTGTTTCGGACGTGTAGGTGAATCCCCAACTGGTGCTTTCGTACTCGTTCATGGGGTAATTGGTTGCGAAGTACGTGGTTGTCGTCGCGTCGGGATACGCGAAGTTGTAGAGGCCCACGTCGTCGCTGCTGTACGCGATTCCGTTACTGTTCGAGAGTTGGGACTGGAGCGATTGAATCGCTCTTTCGAGGCTGTGCTGGTTGATGTCGCTAAGGACTGTGCGGTCTGTCCAGTTCCGAGCGAGGTCCCAACGGCCCCGGACGTTGCCCGCCGAGGTGTCTTGGTTGTATTGGGCGCTGTCGTCCATGTAGACCATGAACCAGCCGTCCGTCTTGATGCGGAAGGATGCCGAACGGCCGTCAACGAGGCTATACTTCCCTTCGATGCCGTTGTCGTAAATTGTGGAGGACTGTACGTTCCCGTCGTTTAGCACCTCTGTCTCGTCCCAATCTGCCGACAAGCCGCCTTGGTCAACGATGTTGTAGTAGCCTATGAAGCCGATACTGTCCGTGTCGAGGTCGTTTAGGTCTGCCATTACTGTAGTCTCTCCTTTGCGATTTCTCGGATTTCGTCGTCGTCCAAACGCTTGTAACCGGGCCGCGCTTTCAACAGGCCCACAAGCGTCTCAATCGCCGCCCGCTGCTGCTCGCTCTGCTCGTTCTCCCGAGGGATAGAGTCGCCGGACACCACTCCCTCGGGTGGCTTAGATAGCCCCTGTGTACCTTGCGGCATCACATCACCTCGATGTGCATACGGCCGGCTAGCTCGACGGTCCCGGTGGCGTCGCTACTGTAGTGCGCCCAGTAGGTCGCTGCCGTCTCGCACGGGATAGCGCCACCGAGCTTTTCCACAAACGAGAACGGCGTATTGAGGACGCCGAGCGGGCTGTTTGTCCGCCCCCCGACCGTCTTGCTGTTGTTGACTTTAAGCTCGTACTCGACGTTCGCCTCGTCGGTCGCGCCGACAGCGTAGACCGCGGCGGGCTGGCCGAGGTCGTAGCGCACGATAGGCGCAGACTCCCCGGGTTCGAGGGCGACGGTCCCCGCGTCGGTCACGGGGTGCTCGTCGGTGTCGAGGTCGTCTGTTTCGAGCGTCACGTAGCTGTTGACCGGAACCAGACCGACGCGGCCGTCCGCAGTCTGGCCGGAGATGTTCACCTCGGTTTCCGGCCCGTCGTTGCCGAGGTCGCCCGTGTTGGCGGCTATCTGCCGGAGCAGCCGCAGCATTTCGTCGCTGTTGTCAGATATCAGCGACACGTCAGTAGTCCCCCTGTAGGCCGAACTTCATGGCGAATATGAGGACAATCATCAACACGATTACGACCTGCGGGTTCTCGGGCAGCAGGCCGGCGGGTCCCTCGTCGCCGTCGTCGTCGTCGCCGTCCGTGCCGGCGTTGTTATTGAGGTCCTTGATAGCCTGCTGCTTGGCTTCTGGCGACATATCGGACTCGATGATAGCCTGCACCGCTTCGCTGTACGAGGCCGACTGTTCGGCGACTGAGCGGGCTTCTGCTACGTCCTGCTGTCGGTAGGCCAGCCCGGCCCCGCCGGCCAGCACGCCGGTCCCGCCGGCCGCGGCGAGTGGCCGTTTCCACGAGGTGAGCGCGTCGTCGGCCACCTGCCCGGAGCGGGCGACGAGGTCGTCGGCCACGTCCGGCCCGACCTCGTCTACGAACCGCTGCGCGTTGTCGATACTACTGCCGAACTCGTCCGCCAGTCTCGCGGCGGCTGATAGGCGTCCCATAGTTAGCTACCTCCGTTCTTGCGCTGCTGATAGAGGACGTACCCGCCGGCAGCGATAGCGGCGAGCGGGAGCGGTTCGGCGAGGTCGCCGAGTGCTCCGAGTGGGCCGCCAGAACCGCCCGAGTCGCCGGGCGTGTCCTCTCGCACGGCCGAAACCCCGGGGTTCGTACCCGTAGGTCGGCTTCCCTCGGGTGTGTTCTGCCGTCCCGAGGACGCATACGCCTCGATAGCGGCGTACACGGCGTCGGCGGAGTCGTAGATGTGCTGCTCCTCAACCACCTCGCCCTCGGGGGCAAGGTAGACGGTCGTACCGTCGCCGGTCTGGCCGGCCGCGAGGAACTGGGCGCGGTCCTCCTCGGCGTGCTGCCGGGAGTAGATGTACCAGTCGGCGGCCTGCGTGACCTGCTGCCACTGGCCCCACGCGCTGCTCTCGCCGTCCTCGTCGCCGTCCTCGGTCTGGTCGCCGTTCTCCTCGACCCATGCCGAGTGTGCGGCCCGTGCGTCCTCCTCGTTCTCGTAGTGCGGCTGATGGTCGAGCGGGGCGTCGGGACTCGTCACGTCGACGGCCCGACCGGCCGAGTTTATGAACTGTAGCGTGCCGTCCTCGGCCGTGCCAACGAGGAACCACTGGTCCCGGCTGCCGTCGACCGCCTCGCGGGAGGCGAGCGACCAGCCGCCGGCCAGCGTGTCCTCGGCGGTCAACTGGCCCCACTGCGTGCCACCGTCGCCGCCGTCGCCGCCGTTCGGCCCGGCGTCGTAGTAGGTCCGGTCGGCCTCGGCCACGGAGTCGAAGGGGGCGGCTATCGTCATGCTCCGCCCTCCCTACCCCGTGCGACGGCTTCCTGTAGCGTCTCGACCGGGATTTGAGTGCGTTTCTCCTCCCCGTCGTCGCCCAAAATGTAGACGTTGCGGCCGTCTACCCGTAGGATAGTCGTGTAACCGGCAGAACTGCCGTCCTGTCGAACGTCCCACAGAGTACCGCCGTTCGGTCGGTCCTCGGTCGGCTGGTACTGTTTCTCGTTCACGAGGCGGAACGTCTCGCCTGTCTGCGGGTCGGTCAGGTCGAGCGTGTCGAACGCCCCCAGTTCGTTGAGGAGCGCCCCGCCGGCCAGTGCTCCGGCCGTCGCGCCTGCCACCTTGCCCGTCGTGCTCGACGCGGCCCGGCTGCCCGCGGCGGCCACGTCGTCGGAGACACGGCCTGCCGCGCTGCCGGCGTCGTCGCCGAGCGAGGAGAGCCGACTGGTCGCTCGACCGAGCAGGCCGCCGGCCTCGTCGGCCAGTCCCGCGCCGGTCGCACCGAGGCCAGACACACGACCGAGCAGGCCGCCGGCCTCGTCGGACCCGCTGGCCGCGGCCTGCGTGGCGTCGTCCACGATAGTCGCGCCCTCGTCGCCGGCAGTCGCCGCGTCGTCGCCGCTGCGGAGTATCTTGGTGTCGCCGAACAGCGCGTCCTCGGCGTCGTCGGCTGCGCCGTCCACGTCGTCCACGAGCGTCGTAGCGTCCTCGACCACGTCGTCGGCCGCGCCGTCCACGTCGTCCACGAGGGTCGTCTGCTCGTCAAAGACCGAGGCGAGCGTCGAGTCGGCCGCGCCGTCCGCGTCGTCAACGAGGGCCGTCCCCTCCTCGACCACGTCGTCGGTCGCGCCGTCCGCGTCGTCCACGAGGCTCGCGGCCTCGTCGCCGGACCCGCTGAAACGCGAGGACAGACGCGACAGCATGGTCGCGCCCTCGTCGCTACCCCGGGCTGCGGTTCCAAGTAGGCCAGCGCCGGAACGGACGCCAGCCGAGGCAGCCTTACCGACGCCGGCAGTGGCGACGGTCGCACCCACGTCGAACAGGTCGACCGCGCCGACCGTCCCCTCGGTGGTCCCGTCGTCGTAGTCGATGCCGGTGGTTCCCGTGACCGCCGTGTCGGCGAGCGGTTCGACTATCAGGTCGAACGCCCCGACCGTCGCGTCGGTCACGGGGTTGTCGAGGGCCGTCCCTTCGAGGGCTTCGCTCGTCGTCTCGCTGTACTGCGTGGCGAGGTCCTGCGCGGCCTCGCCTTGGTCCTCGGAGTCGACGCCGGTTAGGGCCTCGATGCCGGCCCGAGCGGTGTCCTGTACGGAGCCGCCGGGGTTGTCGAGCAGAAAGTCGGTTCCTGCCCGAGCACCGCCCTCGACGCGGGCGACAGTCGTGTCGAGCGGGCCGTCCGCCTCGGCGACGCGCTCGGCCTGCTCTCGGTACGTCTCGCTCTGCTGAAAGTCGTCTATGTTGGTCGCCTCCTCGGCGGCCCCGGCGAGGTTCTGGTACTCCTCGCCGGCCGCGTCGACGGTGCTGTCGACCTGTCCCTGTATCTGGTCGAGAACGCCCACTATAGACCACCTCGGGACAGTTCCCGCCAGATAAGGTATAGGAGGACTGTCTGGGCGATAAGCGCCCAGAACTCTATGTCCCCCTTTTCGAGCGATACGACCGGGCCGACTGCCTGCTCGACCTGCTCGACCGGCTGCTGCTGCTGCCCGGACTGGCCGTTCTGGCCGCCCGGTTCGCTGTACGTCTCCATGTCGTGAATCTGCCCCCTAACGCTCGTCATAGGAGGCTACCCACAGTTATCATGCCTGTCATTATCTGGTCTATTGTATCCGCGTCGGCCTTCCACGCCTCCGTCATGTACGACTGTAGAAACGGGTCAACGTCGTCGGGGAACCGTTCAAGAACAGCGGACTCGTCGGAGTCGTCGGAAGCCGTAGAATCGGGGGCCTGTTGGGCGTCCCGTGCGGATATCTGTGATTTGACGCCCATACCTGAATCCCCGCGTTAGAGCGTGATTTCCACGTCCTGCTCTAGGGTCGTGACGTACTGACCCCGGGGGTAGTCGGAATCTTCCCACGTCAACGCCTGCGGTGCGTCGAGCAGGATTTCGAGCGTCTCGTTTTCCGACCACGAGGCGGACCCGTGAAGGTTGATTTCGCGGCCTCGCTTGAGCTGTGGGAAGTCGTGCCAGCGGTACAGGGGAGTCGACCACGGATAGACGCGGCCCTCCTCCTGACCAAACTGGTTGATGAGACGGAACTGTACGTCCCCGTCCGACATGATAGGCCAGACCTTGACCTCGTCGCCGTCCGCCGGGTTGGTCCCGAGCGTGACGGTGTCCGCGGCGTAGTCGGCGTCGACCACGTCGACCTCGACGCCCTGCGTCACGTTGTAGGCGACGGCGACGGGGTAGTCCTGCTCGGCGATAACCTCCTCGCCAGCGACGGGCTGGATGTTGGCCGTCAGGTCGACCACGGTGTCGTCGTTGGCCGAGCCGGTGATGCTCTCGGTCGTGCGAGGCACGAACCGGGTAGCGTCACGCTGACCGACGTAGTTGATTTCCTCGAACTTCCGCGGACACTCGAACGAGAGCACGGCCGTCTCTCGCTGCGGCGAGGTCTGGTTAGACGCCGTCGTGACGTAGGAGTCGCCGAGGACGCCGCCCGTGTGGTTGATGGTGTACTCTTGCGTCTGGGACGCCATGAGTTACGCACCTCCGCTGTTCTGCTGGCTGGCCTGACGGACGGCCTTCGACTCGGCAGGGGAGAGGTCGCCGTGCTCGACAATCCCGACCGCCTTGCCGTAGTCGCTGGTGTCGTCGCCGATAGTGATACGGCTGTTGTCGGCGTCCATGCCGTTCGCGTTGGGCGGAACTTCCACGAAAATCTTGACGATTTCTCGCTCGTCAATCATCAGCGACGTGGTCGTTTTCCGCATGTAGTCCGGGTCCGACCGCATCTTACTGTACTCGAACCGCCCGAGGGTATCGGAGAAAACGATACCGTCGCCGAGCGGGTTGCCCTGCTTGTCACATTTCTGAATTGTGACACGAGTGGACGGGTCGAGCTTGTCGCCGTTGGCGTCTCGAAACTCCGGTGCGACCGGAGTGCCGGCGTCGATGGCGATAACGTAGTCGGACGGCCCTTCGATTGTGACGGCGGGGGTGTTCGGGTCGGCGGCCCCCACGTCCTGCGTGTCGATGAACGGCTGACCTTTGTGCAGCGAAATCTGCTTTTCAGCGCCGTTGTTTCCGATTTCTGGCATACTTGAACCCTCCTGTTAGACCACACCGAGTTCTCGAAGCATGACGCGAACCGACGTAGCCATACTGCCGAGGGCGAGCGGCTTCCCGTACTTCTTGGGGAGAACCGTCAGAACGAGCAGGGCGGCTACTGCGGAGTAGACCGCGTCGCCGCCTGCCATGTTGATATCTCGAACGTTCGAGCGGAGATAGTCTGTAACGACCTGCGCGAGCAGGCTACCCACGACAATCATGACCGCCGACTTCAGGAACGAAGTCGACATGAGGGTCGAGGTAGCCCGGTTGACATTGATGGATGCCATGCGCTCCGGGATTTCTGCGGGTGGCTGAAATACGGGTTAATTAATTGGGATTGGCGGCAGCAGAACTATCCTTTATAACGGGTTGGCGGGAATTGGTAGACAGTTGGCGGCCGACCCCTACGACGACCGCCGACGCCGGCTACACATGACCAACGGAGCGCACACACCGAGGAGCGGGTCGTATCGTGATTGAACCGTGTAAATACTGCCAGAGTCAGGCAGTAGCGGCGGTTCTCGACAAACAGATAGAGGCCCGGCCGACCGCCGGGAACAAGTACAGAAAGCGGTGTCTCGGCTGCCAGCGGTGGCTCCCGTGCTGCTCGACGGCCGACTTTCAGGCCGCCGACCGCCAGCACGTCCTCCCCCGCGGCGTCGACCGAGACAGCGAGCAGCCAACCGTCCCGGTCGAGGAGTACGACGGGCAGGTAGACGGCATACAAGCCGGAAACTCGGCCAACTCTACCAACCAGCGAGCCATGACGGACGGCGGGCAGCCCGTGGTCGCGGAGGACACCGACGACGAGAGCGGCGAGGAGGTCAACGAGTTCGACTGCCCGGCGTGCGACGAGCACGTCGAGGGGCAGCCCGACGACTGCCCGGAGTGCGGCGTACCCTACCAGTGGTAACACATGTCTGAAACCCCTACAATCGACAGCGACAGTATCGGCACAGAACCGGCCAGCGGCGACGAGAGCGGGATGCTCGACATCGTCCCCGACCTCGGCCTGTCACGGCGGCAGGTCGCGCTCCTCGTGGCGCTGGTCGTCATGAGCGTGGCCGTCTACAAGCTACGGCAGCGCGACGGCGACATGAGCGAGGCGGCCGCCGAGGTCGCCGAAGCGCGAGAGCGTGAAATTGGCGACGTGAAGGTGTCCGAGGACGAGGACGCGGACGGCGTCGAGGTCGTCGTCCCGGCCGACCCGGCTAACGAGTTGGAGAAAGACGAGGCCGTGGTCGACATGCTCGCCGAGGCGGGCCACATCGAACGGAGTGACGGCGACTAATGGCCGCGCCGGACCTCGCTACCGAGCCGCCAGAGGAGGAGGACGCCGAACCGGCCCCAGAGGAGGCCGAGGAACCCGACGACGTGGACACAAACCCCGGGGTAGAGGGCGACGAATCGCCCGAAACCGAGGCGAACCCCAACGTCGAGGAGGTCGAGCTAACGGACGACGACATGGGTGGGTCGGCGTCGGACCTGTTCACCTCGACCGACGACGCGACAGAGAGCACAGACAGCGACGAGAGCGACAGCGACGACGAGGAGGACCCAGACCTCGACGGGCTGGACGAACGCGGCGAGAGCATGGAGCAGGCCATAAACGAGGGCGCTGCTCGTATCGGCGTGCTCGGCCTCGAAGGCGACGAGGCCGACGACCTCGAAAGCGAGTTTACCGAGGTGTTTGAGGCGTTCAGGTTGGGCTACTTCGGCTCTCGCTTCATGGAGGAATACGTTTTCGTCAACGACGACGAGGAGGTCGACCCGGCATGGGGCCTATTCGGCTCTATGCTGACGTGTGCCGCCGTCATGGTGTGGATGCGGCCAGACGGCGACGAGATAGCACAGACGGCCCGCGACGCTGTCGAGAATATCGCCGGGGGGTCGCTGTGAGCGCCCCGGAGATGTACGCCTCGTCGTGCTGTGGCGCGGTGTTCTCGCCGGGCCTCGGTCCCGACAATATCGTCGGGGTTGGCGGCGACGACGGCCGGCGGTTGGTGCTCGAACGCGAGGAGCGAGAGCACGACGTGACTGCGGCCGGCGCGACCATTGCCACGGAGTCCCACCAGTGGGAGCGCGTCTATCGCGTCTCGCCGAGCGAGGCGCGGCTGTACGACGCCATGCGGGCCGGCAACTGTCCGGCCTGCGGCGAGCACGTACCGGGGCTGAGACTGATTGCGGACGGCAGCGGCTTAGGAGGCTCAAAACATGAGTAACGACCTTGACGCACTCGGTGGTATCGACATGAACCCGCGGAAAATGGCGGCGACTATGCGGGACCCGGAGGGAATTGCCGAGATGCTACAGGAGAGTGGCCCTAACGGCGATTCACCGGCCGAGATTTTCGCGGATATCATCAACGTGATTCGGGCCGATACACGCCGGCTCGGGTTGGCGCTTGGCGTCGACGTGGACGCCGGCCACATGACGCCACAGCGTGCCGGCCAACTGCTCGCCGGGACCGTGGCCGGCGACGGCGTCGAGTTGGTGGTCATGTTCAACGAGCTAGCCGAGCGCCGCGACGAGCTACTGCGGGACCAGTTGGACGACGACGAGTACGAGGCGTTCATGGCCGCCAAACACGAGATGATGCACACCGCCGAACCCGGCGAGTTCGAGGAGGGCGACGCATGATAGACGTAGACCTCTCCCGCTCGGCCGAGGACAGCATGGCCGAAGCGAGCGCCGACCTCGGCCGCGTCGGGTGGGTCCGGTCGAAGGCGGCGGCTGCCCTGCTGCTGGCAGGGTTGCTCGTCATGCCGCAGGCCCTCCGTGAGCAGTCCGTCGACCTCGCCGAGTCGGCCGAGGCGGAGGACGAGAGCGAGAGGCCGAAATGGCACGAGTAACGGTACTCGGCCGGTCAGGGACGGGTAAATCGTACTACACGGGCTACCTGCTCGAACAGACGGTCCCCGAGTTCGACTACGCCGTTCACTTCGATATAGAGGACGAAGAAATCGGGTTGTCTGACGCCGACCACGACCCGCTCTACAAGACGCTGCGGGTCGACCAAGAGACGGCGGCAAACATCTCGTGGGTCAAGGCGATAGCGAACCACGAGAAACTCCGCGTAGTCCCCGAGGGCCTGACGACCGAGGAGCAGCGCGAGGTGTACGCACAGATAGCCGAGGCGTCGCTGGCGCTGGTCAAGGAGCACGTACCGGACGCCACCGCGTTCATCTCGTGCGACGAGGCCCACAACATCGTCCGACAGTCGGCGTTTGACGACCGGGTCGAGCGCATGATTACCGGCGGTCGAAAGCACGGCTTGGAGTGCCTACACATCTCTCAGCGGCCGCAGCTACTCCATACGACCGTGATATCGCAGGCCGACCGGCGGGTTTACTTTGGTATCAGCGACGACAACGACCTCGGGAAGATTGATAAGGTGTCGAATTTCCCGGCCTCAGACCTCAAATCGCTGGCTTCCCGGGTTTGCATAGTCGAGAACAAGGACAGCGGAGAGTACGAGCAGATAAGCACGGACGGGATAGGTCGGCAGCGCCCCCACTACAGCGGCGACGACGGTATAGTCGACGACAAACTGCCCGTCTGACCCGTCCGTCGTCTTTCTCGATAGAACCGCCCAAAGAGCCAGTGAGCGGCTGCTACGTTCGGCTACTTAGACCTCGCCTCGGTAGCGGCCCGAAGCGCCGACTCGCCGAACGCCCACGCCACCGAGGCGAGCGCCGACAGCCCGAACGTGACGGTCGCCCACAACGGCACGGCGTCGCCGCGGTAGAGCGGTATCAGGACCGCCGCGCAGGCCGTCATGACGAGAGCGAACGCGGCGAGCGTGCCGGTCCACTCCCACCGGGTCCGCGTCGATTTGGTCGTGCTGTCGTCGCCGTCGTTGCCCTTGTGAGCGGAGGGGTCCGGCATATTTCACACGTCCTCCGTTGGGTCGTAGAACCCGGCGTCCCAGCTGAACGAGAGCGAGATACCGGGGTCGTTCTGCGTGATAGGGCCGGCCAACTCCTCGACGGACGGGATAGCGTCGACTCCGTTAAAGTCGATAGGCTCCTGCCCGTGAGCGCCCCGTATGTCGTTGATGATAGCGGCCGCCTCGCGTCCCTCCTCGCGGGCCTCGCGGTACTCCTCGACCTCCTCGACGGCCTCGCGGCCCTCCGAGAGCGTCTGTTTGTAGACGGACCACTGCTCTTTAAGCGCCTCTAGCGCCGCCCCAGACAGTTCTTTGCTCGGGTCCGTGTCTCTGGCGGCCTCAATCGCACGGCGCTCCTTCTCTGCCTGCTCACGGCCGATACGGTCGGTGTCCTCGTCGGGGTCGTAGGGGTCGCTGTCGTCGTTGCTGCGGGGCGTCTGTGCGGACTCCCCACCCATGCTTTCGAGGCCGATACCCTGCTCGACGCCGACCTCGCGGCCCATGTCGAACGCCTCGCGGACCTCGTCGGCGCTGGCGTCGGTGATACCCGGGAGGTCCGTGATATCGCCGTTCTCGGCGGCCGACTCGACCATGTCCCGCACGTCCTCGACGGTGTCGCCGTCGTCCACAAGGTGCATGACCGTCATGCCGTTGACGCCCATGTCCTTAAGGCGGTCTTTCGTCCGGGCGGCCTCGGCCCCGGCAGCGTCGGCGGACCCGGTGTTCGCCCGCTTCTTGACGTGGAACTCGACGGCGTCGAACGCCTCGTCCGCGTCGACTCCGTTAGCCAGAACGCGGGTGTCCTCGTCGGTCACGTCGTAGGCCCCTAACTGCTCCTCGACCTCGATGTGGCCGCCGCCAGATATCGGGGCGTATCGAGCGTAGGGCCGGGCTTCGGTCGACACCTCGGCCAGTTCCCACTCGCCGGGCGTCTCGACCTGCTCGGCCATGCGAGCGAACGCCATGCTGCCCTCCGGCTCCGGCTCCGGCGTGTCCCACGTCGCCAGTTGGTCCTCGGTGAACTTCGTAGCCGGCGTGCCTTGGTCGCCGCCGGTCGGCTCGAAGTCCTGCCAGTCCGGGTGATAGTTCGACGTGAGCCGGTCGTCGCTCGGCTCCGAGATGAACAGCCGGTGGTTCCCTCCGGTGTCGTCGGTCGTGACACGCAGCGGCTCGGGAAAGTCGACCTCCCGCAGACCGTCTACGACGGCGTCGATGCTCGACTCGTTCCACTCGTCGCCGTCCATGACGAGCACGGGCTTCCCGCCGACCACGTCGACGTAGTAGGTCCCGCGTATCCCGGCGTTGGGGCCGTTTTTCATCCACCCGAGCAGTTGGGCGGCCCAATAGTGGGCGTTTTCCATCCGCTTGTTCTTGTAGCCGTAGTCGCTCGGCTCGGGGTCGTAGCTGCTGTATCCGTCGCCGGTAAGGTTGTGCGTCTCGACGTAGCCGAGCGCCCACTGCTCGACGCTGTCGGCCGTGGAATCGCCGACACCGTCTACGTCTGTCAGGCTGTCGGGACTGTCGACGGCAGTGGTCGCAACCCGTTCGAGGCTGCCGTACCTGTTTAGAAGGTCCTCGGCGCGGTCTGTCTGTATGCTGGCCCCGAGTTTCAGCGTCAGGGTCGGGTCCTCGCCGCCGTCGTCGGACACAGCAGGCCGCTCGTCGGGTGACTGCTGGCGTCGTTCGGCACGAGACTCGGCGGCGTCGACTGCTCCGGCGGGGGCCATGCTGTGCTCCTCGCCGAAGGCCAGCACGGCCAGCCGTTCGGCCTCCATATCTAAGGTCTGCCCCGACATTTCGCCGTCCTCAATCCACCCGGCGAGCACGTCGATGTACTCCTCTCGCTGGTCGTCCTTGCCCGGCTGGCGGTTTATGTCCTCGACGGCCTCGGACATGACCTCATCGGGGACTGCCTGACCCTCGGAAAGCCGAGCGTCTGGCGTGGTTGGGTCGACCGTGTCGGCCCCGGTGTCGTCGCTCCCGTCGTCGTCGTATTCCTCGCCCAGTTCCGCACTGGGGTCGTAGACCTCGCCGCCTGCCGCGTCACGGGCCGCCCCGGCCCCGAACGTGGCGCGGTCGTCTCCTCCGTCGTCGGCAGCGCCGTCGACCTGCTCGCGTATCGGGTCGCTCGCGGCGACGCTCTCGGCGACGCTGACCGTTTTGTCGACGGCCGGCCCTCGGCTGTCGAACATGCCGACCACGTAGCGGTCGCCGTCCTCGACGTGGACGACCTCGTAGCCGCCCTCGACGGCCTCTAACCTGACCTGTATGTCCTCGCCGCCCTTGTGGTCGTAGTTTATTTCGGCCTCGGAGGTCGACCGCCAGAGGTCGCCGACGCGCTCCGGCGGGCCGCCGTCGATATCCGGCGTCTTGACCTCGTCCGGTATCGTGTCGACGTTGCCCGGATTGAACGGCGTGTCCGTGCTCGTGTCGGTGTCGTCGGTCCCGAGGAACGCGGCGGCCACGTCCTGCGCGGTCGCCTCGCCGACGCCCTTGATATCGCTCGGGTCGTCGGCCTCGCGGACGGCCTGCTCGACCGCGCCGAGGCTGTCGTACTGGTCGGCGAGGTTCGAGGCTACGATATTGTTGATGCCACGAGCGGCGATAGCGTCCTGTAGGTCGTCCTCGCCGGGGGCCTCGTAGCTGTTCGCTGCCTCGTCGTCCTCGAACTGCTCGGCCTGCTCGGCCCCGAGGTCGACCGCCTCGACGCCGTGTATGTTGCCCCTGTCGTCGGTTACGGTGTTGGTGTTCCAGTCGTACCTATACGGCGGGTTGTCGCCGACGCGGACCAGCGCCTCGTTCCTGTCCTCGTCTATCCGCGTCACGGTCCCGTGTAGACCGCCGCCGTCGCTGTAATGGAAATGGAGATAATTGCCAACCTCCGGCTTCCCCTCGACGGCAGGATACTCGTTTTCGTAGGGTAGCTCTCGCTCGCCGTTGACGTACTCTCGAAGGTGACGCATGACCTCGGTGGTGTTGACCGGGCCGTGTAGCGTGTGCCGCGTCGAGCGGCCTGCTACGGCGTCCTCCCAATGGAACAGCCGCGTGTTCGTGCCGCGGCCCTTGACCGCCATAACGGCCCGGCCGTTGTCCTGCTCGTAGCGGACGTGAACCGTGGGTCCGTGGCCGACGCCGTCCTCGGGGTCGTCGGTCGGCTCGGTGAGCGTGTAGCCGTTGCCCGACACCGGGACCTCGTACTCGTTGCCGTCCGCCGTGACTGTCGCCATCTCGCCGCCGCTGGCCTGCTCGGCGAGGCCGTTGCCGGGGTCGTACTGTACCTCGTACTCCTCGCCCATCTCGGCGGCGTGAGCGTCGGCTGCGGCCTCGTCGCCGCCGAACCCGCGGATGTACTTGTAAGCGCCGTCCTCGTGAACGACGGCGTACATGGGGTCGGGGTCGTCGTTGCCCTCGTACTCCTCGGTGGGGTCGTAGATGCTCGCCATGCGCTCCTCGAACACCTCGTCCGCGCCGGGTTCGGCACGGTCGACGGGCCGAGTGTCGTCCTCCGACAGCGTCGTGACGCCGACCTCGTCGTCTAGCTGGCGCTGCGGTGCGACACCGCGGCGGACCCGCTCGGGGACGCGGACCTCGGAGTCGCGCTGTTCGATACGCTCGGCGACCTCGGCAGCCCACTCGTCAAACTGGTCGGCCGCGTCGAGGTCGAAGTCCCACGGCTCGACCGCCAGCGACCCCTCGGCGATACCGTAGAACGGGGCGGTCGGGTGGTCGAACACGGCGACCCACTGCCGGTTCTTGTTCCACTCGTAGCCCATGTCGGGGTTCTCGTCGGTGGTGTCTACGACCACCTTGACGTACTGCTGTGCGACCCGGAGGTCGGTGTAGTCGATGCCGAACAGCACGGAGTAGAACCACACCGTATCATGAGGGATGTAGACCTCGTCGTTCTCGACCTCGCCGAGCGGCGACGTGTCGGCCGTGTAGACCACGCTCCGCTTTCGGTTGTCGTGCTCGTGCTTGTCGATGCCGACCACGTCGTGCAGCCCCGACAGGCCGTAGTCCTCCTCGGGGTCGTAGTCGAGTTGATGGAACGGCAGGTCCTCGCCGGCCCCGAGGGCCGCCTGCTGCTCGATGATATTGGCCCCGGCGGCTTTCTCGCTGCCGACGTTCCCGCCGGCCGAGTCCGCGCCCCACGACCACGCGATAGCCACGTCGTCCCAGTCGAACATACCAAACATGGCCTCGGGGTAGTTGCCTAGTTGGTTGCCGTCGTCGTCGTAGGCGTCGGCCCCCATGTAGCCAGCGAACACCCGGACCACATGGCTCGGGGCGTCCACGTCGAACCACTCCGCGCCGAGTATGGTCCGTAGGGCGTCCTGTTGATACTGGCCGCCGACCTCGTGGAACGGGCAGCCGTTCTCCCAGAACCAGCGAACCGTCCGGTCGTTGTAGTAGTTCGCGTCGCCTATCCCCGGTATCTCGGTCGCCGGGTCGTCCAATTCGAGGCCGGAGGGTTCCACGTCGGCCATGTCGCCGAGGCGGAACGGTCGGTCTGGCCCCAACTGTTCGGGGTCGCCGCCCCCGAACTCGTCGCGCAGCCCTTCGAGCGTCTTAGGGCCGAGGCCGGCGAAACTGTCTAACTCGTCGTCGCTCGCCTCGGCGATATCGTCGGTGCTCTCGTAGTAGTCGGCCAACTTCCGCCGAATCTTCCGGCTGCCGACGCTGTACGGGATACTCTCGTCGTCCTTGTCGGCGATTGTGTCGGGTAGCTCTATCCCGTAGTCCTCGACGCCGGTTTCGCGGACGAACGACCGGGCAGCGCGGACGTTCGCCAACTTCTGCGCCCACTGCTGCATACTGCCCTTGGCGTCGGCCTTGTCGGCCTCGTAGCCGACGCGCTGGCGCTGCTGTCCCTCGGCGACCCACACGACGTAACCGGGCGAGGCGTGGGTCACGTAGACGGCGACGCTCTCGTCCTCCTCGTGCTGGACGCCGAACCGGAACCCGTCGATATCGAGGTCGTCGGCCTCCCGCCAGTTGTCGAGGGTGTCGTACACTGTGCTCGCACTCATGCCGGGCACTCCCGGCGCAGGGTAGAATCGACCATGTAGCCGTATCGTTGGTCGGGCCGGCGCTCCGTATAGGTTGGGCAGAATCGAGAACCGCCAGACGGCGGCCCTGTTTTGGCGGTGGTATTGGCCGGGGGTTGCTCGACAGTTGGCCGTGTATATTTTTGAGTGAGGAACGCGAAAACGTAGGTGAGGGCGGACAGTGCTTAGGAACACCCGCCCTCGGCCCGGTTCCACCCGGGGCCTTCTCGCCCATGTAGCGAGGAGGGCAACCGTCGAAGTTGCCACTTCATTATCAACTGTGGGCATAGAAAGGCGTTGTGTCCCATATCAATGAGCGAGAACTACAGGACGGCGGCGGGAAATTGGCGGTTAGTGCTACCGTCTCACGCGGTGTAAAACCGTGATAAGCGGGTGTTCTTGCTGGCCCGGTCGTGGCCGTCCCACACGGCCGAGTCGTCCCGGTAGATGTTGGCGTCCTCGACCATGTCGCGGGGGACGTGGTAGGACACCTGCCCGGTCGGCAGCGACAGGTAGACTATCGCCCACTCGTCGGCGTCGGCGTCGTCGCCGCCGTCCGGCTTCCAACAGGCGGCGTATGGGCCGGTGGCGACCGGGCTGCCCTCGACGCGGGCGACCAACTCGGCGAGGGCGAGCACGGCGTGGTTCCGGTCGTCGTAGACCTCGTCTATCGTCTTGTCCTCGGTCATGCCTCGACCTCCGGGTCGACGTAGCGGACCTCGGTTTTGCCCTCGTGGCCGTGGATGTGTTGCACGTCGTGGATGCTCTCGGCGAACTGCGTGGTCCGGGGCGAGGTCGTCCAATGATAGGCGACCTTCCCGTCTGGGAATTGGACGCCCCACGCGACGACTCCGCAGCCGGAGAGGCCCGTGTGGTCGCGGATACGGTACAGATACCAGCGCCGGGGTAGCTCGCCGGGTTCGGCGTGCTCGACCTCGGGGACCTCGCCGTCGTGGTCCGGCACGTCGTCCGGGGCGTCATCGGGTCCGTCGTAGGCCGCCATTACAGGCCCTCCGTAGAGGCCGCTGTTTGGTCGCTGTCGCGTTCCGCCACTCGGCGGCCCACGGCAAAGGCCCCGACGCCGAGCGCCAGCAGGCCGGCCGTGGCGGCTCGCTGCGTGTCGCTCATGCGACCACCCCGCCGACAGCCGCGGCGAGCGTGACGAGGGCGACCCACAGACTACCGAGGACTGCCCCGGCGAGTTGGCCGGCGAACAGGTAGTGGGCGTTCGCTCCGACGTGGCCGAGCGGCAGGGCCGAGCGGGCGGCCGTCGACGCGGTGAGCAGGCCGGCCGAGGCGAGGGCCACGAGTGACAGCGTGGGGTCGTAGGGGAGCACGAGCAGGGCCGTCAGGACGGGACAGATGCCGAGGCCGAAGGCGCTACCCTCGGCGTAGGTCAGGGTCGACAGCGCGGCCTCGACCGGCCCGGAGGTCGGCGGGAGCGGGCCGGGGTCGCTCGACGGGCCGGGCTGGCCGGCCGCGTCGTCGGTGTCGGTGAACAGGTTGTCCTCCTCGGGCGGGTCGCCGAGCGGGTCGCCGCGGCTCATGCCTCGACCTCGTAGCCGTACTCGTCCATAGTGCGGGCCACCACCTCAGTCGCCTCCGGTTCGACCTCCTCGCCGTTCTTGTAGCGTTCCGTGACCTCGACGGTCCCGGGCGTCGGGTCGCCCTCGTCGGGAACCTCGCGGTGCTCGGTGACACGGAGGACGTAGCGGTAGTCTGTTCCGCCGCTGCTCGTCTCGATAGCGAAGCCCTCGGCGGTGGTCGCCGTGCCAGAGAGGCGAGAGACGCCCGGCATTAGAGCGCCCCCGTCAGGTCGGCGGTTGTCTCGGTACGGTCCTCTGCTCGTCGTCGGCGGGGCCGTAGGGGCAGCCCCGCGAGGTGTGCAAACAGCATGGTCATGTAGCCGGCTCGCTGCCGGTCTGTCCTGTAGTCTCGCCGGACACGGTATAAAGCTAAGTTCTGCCCAAAGGATAGGCGCGAAACGGTGGATTTTCCTCGAAGCAAGAGCGGGCAGGGCGGGATTTGAACCCGCGGTACGGGTCGACAGCGCCTAGGTCGCCTCGCCGCATTACCCCGGAGTCCCGGGAGTTTCGGCCGCTCGACTCACCTGCCCGCCTCGACGTGGACGGCGCGGCGGCTTAGTTCTTAGTTCTGCCTCGTGCCAGACGGGCCGAGCGTCGAGCGGGCCGGTCAAACCCGTCTGTTTGTTCGCGCTCCGAGTCCCGTAGGTCCTGCCGACCTTCGAGCGGCACAGCGGCCGACTGTGCGGCTCTCACAGCAAAGGCCGCGCCGTCCTGCGGTTTTGGCTACTGTAATAAAGGGGTCCGGCCATATTCGGCCGCCGTCTTGCGGTTTCGGCGTTTTGGCGTAATGTACGGCATACGCAATCTGACAGTTCGGGCCGTACTGCGGGGTGTCGGGCCGCAGTGGGTCGCTGTCGGCCGCGTAGGGGTATTGGGTCGGGCATATAAACCCCGGGGGGTACTGTAATAAAGGCGGGTTGGGGTTTCGGGCGTCTCTGGCCCGCTGTGGCCTGTCAGCAGGCAGTACGGGGTGTAATGTACTACATTACGTAGTAGTAGTAGTAGTAGTACAAGGACTCGGCGGGGCGGTGCGGGGCGGCACGGCTAGCTGTAGCTGTATGTGTCGGCTGGCCTCGACCGGCTCGGGGTCCGCTCGCCTCGCTCGGCCCGCGGTGCGGTGCGGTCGGCGGTCGCGGTCCCCCCAGAGAGAGAGAGAGAGTG